TTAATTAAAAAAAGCCCCCTTACGGCACAACATATACTTACCACATCGAATGAATATGTCAAATATTTGCCATTGGATAAAAGCACTGTTAGTATGATTAGTCCTATATTGGATTTCAGTTGTAAAACGAATTGGACGGGGGAAAGCGGGAAATACATTGGGGGGGGAGACAAATATCCTATTGTGGAGGTTCAACAATTACGTGCCCCCGTAAAACAAACGTGCAAACGTTCGGTGTCGGAAACGAAAAAGAAATATGTGAGTGCCCAACAGGGGTGGAAATGCGGACATTGTCACCAACAACTTTCTTCCACATTTGAAGTCGACCATAAAATACCCCTGTATAAGGGGGGGTCAAATGACATAACCAATTTAGTCAGTCTTTGTGCAAATTGTCATCGCAATAAAACGGCAATGGACAGAATGAAAGATGAAGAAACGGCAATGATATAATATATGGTTTATAATATACCATGACAACCGCCAATCCTTTTTGTAAATATAAAGATGCTTTGGGAGTTCCCAATGAAGGAATTCATCGCCATCGATTGTTTGGGTTTGCCATTGTGGATGTGGTAATGACAATATTAGGTGCATTCTTGATTTCGTGGTTGTTTAAAGTGAAATTGTGGATGAGTGTTGTGGGGCTTTTTGCGTTGGGGGTTGTTTTACATAAGGTATTTTGTGTGAAAACCGCTTTTGCCAAAATGACTGGAATTGAATGATGAATAAAAAAGAATGTGTATAATATATTATATTGTGATTGTATTGTATTTTTATAGTGTTTTTTATTTTTCGGTGTATTTTCATTGATTTTTTCATTTATTGATTTTTTATTGATTTTTTCATTTATTGATTTTTTATAGTGATTATAGTGATAATATTGTATTTTATAGTGATTGTATCATATTGTATTTTATAGTGATAATATTGTATTTTTTTTGATTTTTTTTTATTTGGTGCTTCGTCTTTTGGACACCACCTTTTTTATTTCGGGAATCACGGTATTTGCCAATACTTCCGCATAAGTAATTTTTGGTTTGTTCCACGTTTTTCTCATTTTTTCCAGTTCTTCATTGATGAATTTTTGTGTAGGTGAAAATAGAACATGTTCGATTTCCATATTTATTGGAAACATGGCTTCGTAATGTTCCTGTATGGAATCATATCGAATATGAATATTGGCAGATTTTCGGGTGGTTTCAAAATTACACGCATGAATCGGCAATATAGTATAATTATATTTATCAAACACGTTAAATATAATTACATTAATATCGAACAAAAGAGCAATGACAAATAAATCGACTAATTTCCCCCATACCTTGTCGTGTTTAATGATATTTTGGTGTTTGTTTTCTTCCTCTTCATCATTTTCCAATAAAAGCTGAAGTTGGATTTTTGATTCCAATGTATTTTCTTCATATGTAAAATCCATATCAAACACACTATAGAAATTATGGACGGATTTGCGAATATGTTTATGTTTATTGGGTGTGCCATATATGGCGGTGGATACGGAATAAAATAGGCAATTTCCGTCCCCTTTATTTGGTTCAATATGAAAATACTCATCCGTCATTTTAATGGGTGTCACCGTTTCTTGAAGGAAAGATTGCATTGTTGTTGTTGTTATTGTTGTTGTTGTTATTGTTGTTGTTGTTAATGTCGAATGTTGTATAACCAAAAAAATGAATCAATTTTATGAAAATTCAACGCCGTTTTCGTTGTGTTTTTCGGTGTGTTTTTCGGTGTGTTTTTCGGTGTGTTTTTCGGTGTTTTTTACCGCCCGTATTACGGGTATTATTTAGTCGCGGTCTTAAGTTTGTTGGTCGTTCGCCTGGCGGTTTATGTGGGACGTATTGTTGGTTGTTTTGTGCTATTTGTTCGTTCGTTTTAATATTTTCTGCTATTTGTTTTGCTATTTGTTCGTTCGTTTTAATATTTTCTTCTCTTCTGCTATTATCCAAATTTATTAAAGAACGTTTAATTGACTCGCCTGTGGGTTGTCCATCACGCCGATAAAATTTATCTGTTTTTTGTGCGTTGCTAAGTGCTTTACGAAATTTGTTTGGATTTATTGACATAATTCAGTATAATATATGCATGTATTTTTCATCAATATATTTATCCTCGTAAATGGCTTAAACATAAAATACAAATATAATACATTCAACGAAATGGCGGAACCTACAAATAAACGAATCATCAGTTTCGATGTGGGAATCAAAAATATGGCGTATTGTATTTTTACCTTCAATGCCACTTCTTTCAATATCGTCGATTGGAAAACCGTCAATTTAATGAATACGGAAGACACCGTTGCCCCCGAAGTGTTTTATTGTTCATGTTTGAATTTGCCAAAGAAAAAAGGGGGAATTCCCTTAAAATGTTCTAAAAAGGCGCTATATACAAAATCCACCGATGGGGGGGGAACAACCTATTATTGCGAAAAACACGCATCCGCCAATACGGACTTTTTGTTGCCCCATAAAAAATACCTTCCTGCCTCCATAAATAAACTGAAATTGGATGATTTATTGCTTCTTTGTCAAACGCATTCGGTTGCGGTCGATGTTCAACAGAAAAAACCGCAAATATTGGCGGTGGCAATGGCGTATTTTAAAGAACGGGTGTTACAGCCCATTTTCCATAAAAAACAAAAGACGGCAAAAGAAACGGATTTAATTTCCATCGGGCGAAATATGCGTCGGGAATTGGATAAAATACCCGAATTCGAACTACTTACGGATGTTATTATTGAAAATCAAATATCCACATTGGCAGCAAGAATGAATTCCATACAGGGTATGTTGGTTCAGTATTTTATCATGCGGACGGCGAATGTAAATATAGAATTTATATCTTCGGCGAACAAACTAAAAGGACATCCGGCGATTCCGCGGGAAAAACCCGTGTTGTCCAAAAAAGAAAAAGAGCGGGAACAATCGGGGGCGGGGGCAAACAACTCCCGCCATACCGGACACAACTCAACAAATGTTGCCATTGGCGACAGTGTGACAGACAGCCGAGGCACAACCGACCCCTGCCATACCGGACACGATTCGCAAAATGTTGGTTTGGGGGAAACGGCGGTGTCGCATTCTGTTCCCACTTCATCCACCCCATCCATACATAGTAAATATAAAGAACATAAAAAGGACGGATTACATCATTGCCGACTATTTTTGGATGTCAATCCGGCGCTCAATGAATGGAAACACGTGTTGGAAACGGCGAAAAAGGACGATTATGCGGATTGTTTTTTACAGGGGGTTTGGTTTGTAAAAAATGGGGGATTTTTTAAAGATGCGGGGGACTATAAACTGGGTGCCAGTTAAGAGCGACGGCGTTTTTTGTTTTTATTGGTATTTTTTCGGGTTCGACGACGACGACGACGACCACCTTTTTCTGGGATGGGTTGAATTCTGTATGATTTGGATGGGTTTTTTTGTGTTAAATAACTTAATGAATCCAAGATACGGTTGCGTATTGACTTGCGCGGTTTAGTAACTCCAACAAAATTAATCGTATCATCGGGATTACGGGTTTCGGTATTGTCGGTGTTATCTACCAAATTAATGTTATCGCTATCAATGTGCCATGTTTTTTTATTCTTATTGACCACACGTTTGTTGTTGTGTCTTTTTTTAAAAACACCTTCATAATTTTCCGTGGTTTCATTTCTAATTTGTTCCAATTGCGATATTTTGTTTTTGTCATTTTGTTGTTCAACAAACAGGAAATTTATTTCTTTAAGTTCATCCTTTAATTCCGGCAATGTTTTTTTATAATTATCCTCTGTAATTCCATAATTAAAACCATAGTTTTCGTTGCCCAAATCCAAAAAATCAACAATATAATATTTTTTAACATCGTTATCATTTGTCACGTCATAATAAATCATTTCATATGATTTTGCGTTGTTGGCATTGGGTGAAGTATCATACTTTATTAAAAAATTATCATATTCAAATACCATCATATTATTTTTTAAGTCATTATTTATATCTAATAAATCTTTGTCAATGGCATATTTATCTTTATGTTTGCCCAAAAATATTAAATAATATTTAGGGTTTTGGAGGTTATCATATGAACTATTAACATCACTATCACTAATAATCAACGCAAAATTATGATTTTTATTGCGTATGGCACTATTAATATAAGCGTCAGCATGTATATTATTGAATTTATTATTGAATTTATTATATAATTTATCATAAAATTTCGAAAAACGAATATCAATGCCACCTTTATTATTGTCGCCCATTTAACGATTAAAATATATAATATTGGTATATTTTAATCAAAAAATCCATCTAAATGGGCGGAAACAAAAACACGCATTCCTTAAATATCCAAAGAAATGGTGTTTTTATCGCTCATTTGTCTTCTTTTTCCCGACCGTTTGGGGATACTATTTGAATGTAATTCTTTGAGTGAAGTTGCGCTAATGATGGATTCGTTGTCGTCATTGTCCCGTGCAAATGACGGAAAAGAATAGGACGGTTGGGGTTGGGGTTGTTGCTGGGGTGGTTGGGGCATATTTTTCGTTTTAAGTCCTGACAATAAATCATTTATATCCCCTTGCGGTCCCCTCATTTCTTGGCGTTGTGGGGGGGCGGGGGCGGGTGCGGGTGTCCTTTCTTGATATAGTATATTTTCCTGATTGTTGGTTATATCGACTCCTCTTTCACGAAACATCGCCCCACGTCCGGCGGAAATATCCGGACGATTTGCTCCCGCTGTTTGAGTGAATTGCATGGTTTTTTGTGGGGGTGGCTGTTGGGGCATATTTTTCGTTTGAACCGCTGGGGGCGGTGGTCCAAATGAATTATTCACCGACGGCTGTCCGGTGTTATTCATAATGTTATTTACGAAAGAAGCCGTTGGATTTTGTTGGTTCATTGTTTGGACGGTGGCGTTGGTAAACATCTTCATCAATTCGGGAGACTGTTTAATAATATCGTTGAATCCGGGGGTGCTGGTGGAAAGGGCTTTATTGGTGATATTAACGACTGCCGCCGAAAATCCCAATCGCAACAAAAGCGATAATTCCGGCGACAATTTTCCGCCTTTGTATTTTTGGTGTAATTCGGTGAATATTTCGTCATAGGAATCTATGTCCTCATTTACCTGTTCCCCCCATCCATCCAAATTGAGACCAAAAGGGTCGAAAACGGTATTTGCATATTCGATAGAATTCACAAATGTCATAAACCACCATTGTTGGAGTTTGATGCTGTCTTTACATTTTTTATCTTCTAAACATGCCTCATACTCATCCTCAATTTCGTCGTAGTTGGAATCCATATTAAAATGAGAGGAAGACTTGATGAGTCCCTTCTCATACCACTCTTCCAATTTTTTAATCATTGTCCTCTTTTTTCGGCGTTTCTCTAAATCAGTCATTCTGCCCCCGCCCCCACCCCCACCCCCACTTTTGTTGCC